CTCCGCATCCACCGCAGCCATCAGCTTGACCTTGGCAAGCTCCTTGTCATAGTTGGCTTTGGCATCCTTGTTTTGCTGGGTGAGGGTTTCAATCTGTTTGGTGAGTTCCTCATTGTCACCGGCGGACTTTTTCAAGTCCTCAAGCTGCTTGTCACGGGTCTTGATGCCCTCATTGAGTTGGGTGACCTGGGTTTCCAGTTCCTTGACCTTGCCGGTCTTTTCGTTGAAGTCGGCGCGGGCAACAAAACGCTCACCCAATGCCGCACTGACTTTTGCATCCATCTCATCAGTGTAGGCATCACCCAAAATGTCTTTCATCCATTGCAGTTTCATAGTTTTGGCTCCTTTCTGCACCACTTTCCTTTTTGTCGGGCCAGTCCCCGTGTGGTGGTCACCCTGCTTTGTTCCGCCGGGTCAGCGGTATTTTGTGTATGAAAAAAGCACCGTGCATTTTCAGCACGATGCTCTAATCAATGAAATTGGTTGTCAATCCTCCGTGTCCTCTAAGTCATTGTGATACGGACATTGGAGGCACTTTTCACGCTGCTTGTCGTTCCATTCAAGTCCTTGCGGCAAAATAGAGGTCTTTGCCTCACGGTCTGCTACAAGCACGATTTCCAAGCAAGTGTTCCCGTCCACCTGTCTATCCAGAACGGGGCAATATACAGTATTCATTTTTTGAACACCTCCGCAATGGCTTTTGTAGTCGGGTCAAAGTCCTTTTCCGAAAAAGCCGTTTTTATTTTCATTGTGTCGGCATTGATGTATGCCGCGCCGTCAAGAGAGTAGCAGTTGATGCTCACGCCGTCCCAACGCTTACGCCGCACGGTGCACTTTGCTGTTTTTACATAGCTTTTTGCATCGTCCAGTGTGCAGCCGTGACGGGTGCCGTGGGCATCATTAAAAGCAAGGCTCTCAACTGCAATGCTTTCCGGCGGCACACGCACTGTGCCAATCACGCCGGTTGCCTTTACGGCTTTATAATTCGCATAGTCTGTTTTGGTAGCCTCTGGCACTCTGCCTTTATAGGAATACAAACCAGCCAACTCATCATACTTGACCTTATTGTTGTATTTCAAATTCTGAAAATCCTTGAAAGACCGTGGTGCATCGGCGCCAAGGCGCTTTTTGTAGTTCTCAAATTGCACCTTGTCGGCACTTTCATTATAACCCATGGCACGGAGCTTTTCAACCGTGCCTGCGCCGTAAAGCTCATTTTGTTTGGCACGCCACTGCTCATAGGTCATGTCTTTGGGCACCTTAAAGCGTTCCCCTGTGATGGCATCCCTCGCATAGCGTTCCCCAATGCCGTCCATATCGGCAAAATGGGGACAGGTGCAGCCACGGCACCAGGGGTGGAATGGGGGAGCCGTGAGCCCCACAGCGTACTCAGACCGCTTGAACACCTTGCCGTCCATGCTGCCGCATAATTCGCAGGTGTGGGTGTCAAGGCTTTCCACAATCTTGTATTCCTCAACATCCAGCTCTCCATAGCAGTCCTTTTGGGCAGCGCTTGAGAAATAGGCGCTTTCCGTCATCACCAGCCGGCCGGCTTTCTGCCGTGACACATCAAACTTTTTGGAAATGTTGCTGATTGCACGGTCCGGTGCCTCGCCCCGGATGACCATGCGGGTGATTTCCTGGTTGACCGTGTTGACAAGGCTTTGCTTGTTCGTCCAGCAGCGGTCACGGAAAGTCTGCCCGTCAGCCGTCCACGGTCTTGAGAGCACCTTGGAGATGACCTTTTCATCAATGGCGGCAAGGGACCAGCCAAGACCAATGCCTCTTTGCACCTCAAAGCCGGTGTGGTAGTAGCCCGCCTCATAAATCTCACGGGCGGCTTTTTCCGTTGCCGCCTCTACTTGAGCGTGCAAAACCTCTGCCTGCTGCTGAATTTGCAGCTTGAGGGCATCCAGTCTGGAGATATGTACCTTGGCACTTGCGTTTTCAAGCTGTTTTATCCAGGCACCGTCAAGGGCATTTTCCTTGCCAAACTTGATGTACTCGTCCACCGTCCATTGCAGCTCTTTGAGTTCGCCGGAGGTGAGCAGCTTTTTGGCATCAGCAAGGGAAATGTCATTGTTATCTGCAAAGCGTTGATACCAAACGGCAATGCTCTTTTCAATCTCCTGCACGGCGTTGGCAAATTGGCGGTCAAGGTTTTCCACATAGGTATAGGAGTGGTCAAGCAAAGCCTCCTCCATATTTTTCATGCGTTGCGCCCAATATGCGGTGTTACTCTGTCTGGCCACCGTCCTCACCGTCCTTTACTGTGCCGGGTTGCTGAGGGTTGCGGTTTTGCTCAAAAGCGGCGCGGTAGGGGTCTGCCATAGCCTCCTCCTTTTCGTCCTTGATGCGTTTGAGTTCCTGCTCCGGGTCAGACACCCACGGGTGCATCTTGACAATGGTTTCATCGGACAGGATGCCAACGGAGGCTTTGCAGTTGTTGATGACCTCCGTTTCATTGATGAGCACATCCCGGTCAAAGATTATTTTGACCTTAGTGCCGTCATAGCTCTTTTTGCCGGTGTTGGCAAAGTGGGCGTTGACAAACCACAAAAGCTCATCCATGCTTGCAGCAAATTCCATTTCAAGGGCATTGGCATCAAGGTCAATGTCAGAGTACATGCTCTGGATATTCATTTGGTTTGGGTTGCCGTTCATTCTTTCGTCTTTGGCATCATAGCCTCTGGCGTTCTCAATGATGGCATCCTTGAGCATCTGGAGCAGCACCTTATAGTTTTCGGCGTTCACATTGATTTCCAGCGTGTCCACGCCGCCGTCAGAGCCCTCATAAGAGCGTACCTTGATAGCGCCATAGGCGGCAAGGTTTTTGCGAAAACCGCCCAAGTCCTCACCATCATAGTTTTTGATGACCAGGATGGTGGTGTGGATGTCCTCCTCCATTTGGTTGGCAAAGTTGCTGAGGATGTTGTTGTAAGCATCCTGGAGGCACTTGACCTTGGACAAAAGGGGGATTTCATGGTGGGAGCTCTTAAAGCACACAAGCGGGATGCGTTCCCAATTATAGCCTTTGACCTCGCCCGTTTTGGGGTCGGTCACCGTTGTGTATGGTCCGGAGTAGGCACTTGCATCCGGCTCCAATGTGCCGTCATAGTGGCGGATAAAGCAATCCACGCCTCCGCCGTGCAGCACCTCAACCTTGACCACCTCCTTGATGTGTTCGCTTTCGTCATACTCCAGCACCACATAGGCGTGCACCGCTGCATCAAGGATGGTGTGGTCTGCATCCGCCCAAAAGGCAAGCACTTCATCTGCGGGAAAGCGTTTGAAACAAAGCTCACCGCCGTTGTAATATGGATAGAGCCAGCTTTTGCCGCCGATAATCGCACCCTCACCAACATTGCGGAGGGTACGGCAGAAACGCTGCCCAAAAACAGTGCTAAGCGCCTCCGCATACTCTTTGTTGTCCGTGTCAAAGGAGAACGGGCGCCCAAAGGAGTAGTTGGTTTTCTGGTCAACCATTTTGGCGTATAGGTTATTGACCAGGCGGTTGTTAGGCAGGTGCTTGAGTTCAATAGGCTTGCCGTCCTCATCCAACGCCAACCGCCTGCGGTGTGCAGCCTCCTGGTCACCGTGGTAGTAATGCTCTCCGGCAAGTTGCTTTTTGCGTTCCGGGGAGCGCAGCCACTCTGTAATTTCAAGTTCTAAAAAACGCTTGTCTGTCATGCCCCTCCCAAAGTTGGTGGAAAGAGGGACGGAAAAATCTCTTAAATTTAGCACAACCATTTTGCTGTTTTCACCTCACTATTTGAAACTGAACAACTCCGGAGCAAAGACTTTGTGCACAAAATAGCGGACATCATCCATGCTGTGGTCATTCTCTTTTATCGGTTTATCCATCAAGGCTTTTTCATCCCATCGGTACATCCCAAACTCACGGATGCAGTCCGTGCAGCAATCACAAATAAAAATGTCACCGCATTGCAGCCTGGTTGCCACATTGCGGATGCCATCAATCACCGCATTGGAGGCTTTTTCTACACGAAAACGCCCGTGCCTGCGGATGACCTCAATAAACGATGCGGCGGAGGGGTCTACAATGACGGCGGAAATGTGCAAGCCGTCTGCCAGCTTTTCCAGTTCCGTGTAATGCTCCTCATCAGTGCGCTGCCGTCCCTCCTTGCGGCTGTCAAAGTAATACTCACGCATCCGGTACCACTTGCCGTTAGCACGCCCCCACAGTCCTATGCTGGTGGGGTTTACGGTGCCGTAGTCGCAGGAAATCACATACTTGTCATAAGGTCTTGCCACCGTTTCAACCACATGGAAATCCTTATTGAACATAGTATAAATAAGCCCCTCAGCAACCACCCACAAGCCACGGATAAAGCGGTCATAAAACACGCCGGAGTAAAGGCTTTCATATCGTGCCTTGACGGCAGGAGAGAGGCTGAGGTTGTCATCCATCGTAAAGTGCAGGTGCAGCAGTTTACGCTTTTTTGCCTCCTGCACCCGCTGTTCTGCCATATTTACCGCGCGGACCTCACCGCTTAATCCGACCTCGCCAAAACAGATGGTTTTCTCATCGATCGGTTTGTCCTTGTAACTTGAGATCAATGCAAGAACAATGCCAAGGTCGATTGCCGGCTCATTCATTTTGATTCCTCCTGCGATATTCACATAGGCATCACAGTCACCCAGCTTTAAGCCCAGTCTTTTTTCCAGAACCGCCATCAGAAGATTGACGCGGTTAAAATCCGTTCCTGCCGCTGTTCTTCGTGGAATACCAAAATTACTGTGACATACAAGTGCCTGCACCTCCAAAAGGATTGGTCTAGTCCCTTCCATGGAACATGCCACAACAGAGCCGGACGCTCCCTCCGGTTTACCGCTCAACATGTATTCAGACGGATTTTCCACTTCCACAAGTCCGTCCTGCCGCATCTCGAACACACCGATCTCATTTGTGGAGCCAAAACGGTTTTTTACACCTCTTAAAATACGGTAAGCCGCATGCCTGTCTCCCTCAAAATAAAGCACGGTGTCTACCATGTGTTCTAACACCCTCGGTCCTGCCACCACTCCCTCTTTCGTCACATGTCCCACAATGAAAATGGAGATTCCCATTCCCTTTGCGATCTGCATCAAAACACCTGTGGACTCGCGCACCTGTGATACACTGCCCGGTGCCGAGGAAACCTCTTCGTTAAACATCGTCTGGATGGAATCGATTACAACGATCTGCGGTTTTTCCCGGTCAATGACTGCCTTTATGGTGTCAAGATTTGTCTCACACAGCAGTTTCAGACTGTCCCCGAAATTTCCGATACGCTCTGCACGGATCTTGATCTGCTGCAAAGATTCCTCCCCGGAAATATAGAGCACTTTTATGTTATGCTCCGACAGATTCCTGCACACCTGAAGCAGCAATGTGGATTTTCCGATTCCGGGATCGCCTCCCACTAACACCATGGAACCCTGCACAATACCTCCGCCAAGTACACGGTCTAATTCTTTCATATCGGTTGACACACGCTTGTCATAGGTCATCTCGATCTGGGACAGAGGCAGTACCTTTGCCTCTGACGCTGTCGCTTTCTGCTTTGCCAGTGTGCCCGCACTCTTTTTGTCCACCACTTCTTCTACAAATGTATTCCATTCCTTACATCCCGGACACTGCCCCATCCATTTGGACGATTCGTATCCGCAGGACTGGCAGAAAAAAATACTTGTTTTTCCTTTTGCCATAAAACCTTCCTTTATTGACAGCAAAAGGAGTTGCCGTTTCTGACAACCCCTTATCATTTCTTAGCATTTCTGAATCTGAACTTCTACCGGTTTCTCTCCAAGTTCCACACTGACGGTTAACTTGCCACCGAGATTTGTTTTCATCTTACCTGCGCTTGCTCCGTCCACTGTAATTTCATACTCAGTCTCTTCTTCTAACTCCAGTGTGATCTGAGCATCTTCCGGTCCTTCCACGGAAAAAGAAATTCCTGTGTCCGTTGCATTCAAATGATATGCCGCTGTTCCCGGTACGGATTCATAAACAAACATACCATTACGCTCCAGCTTTGTGATGTCTTTGTAAGTTTTTACCTTATAAAGATCTCCCTGATGCCCGAAGTTATCAAGCTTTGCCTTTGCATCCAGAGTGTAATCTCCAAAACTGATCGTTCCATCTGCTTCTGAACGAATTAATTCACTAATAGCGCTCATCTTTTCCTCCTGTGGTACAGTCCTTCTCTGCCTGCTGCACCGTAAAAATTTTGTAAAATCATTATAGCTCAACTACATTTCGATTGCCAGCATTTTCATCATTTTTAAGGATTTTTTTATTTTTGTGTTACTGTTCCTTTACTTCAAAAACAACTGCATTCTTTTTCGTAGTGACGATCACTTCATCACCCTTTTTCACCTTGCCGTCTAAGATTTCTTCTGCAAGCTGATCCTCGATCTCATTCTGGATTTTGCGGCGGAGTGGTCTTGCTCCATATTTCGGTTCGTATGCTTTTTCCACAATATAATTTTTCACGCTGTCACGCACATGAAGTGTGATATCCATCTGGCTCTTACAACGGTCTGTCAGATCTTTCAACATTAATGTGACGATCTGTTTCATATCATTTTTGTTCAGTGAACGGAATACGATGGTCTCATCAATACGGTTTAAGAACTCCGGTTTGAAAATCCTGCGCACTTCCTCCATCACACTGTTTTTCATGCGCTCGTAATTCTGCTTTTCATCATCAGAAGATGCAAAACCAAGTTTTTTCGGTTCCACAATGGACTGTGCTCCTGCATTTGATGTCATGATAATGATCGTATTTTTAAAGTCCACCTTGCGTCCCTGGGAATCCGTGATATGTCCATCGTCTAACACCTGGAGTAAAATATTAAATACATCCGGATGCGCTTTTTCGATCTCGTCAAACAAAATCACGGAATACGGATTCCTGCGCACTTTCTCGCTGAGCTGACCGCCGTCCTCATGTCCGACATATCCCGGCGGGGAACCGATCATTTTAGAAACACTGTGTTTCTCCATGTACTCCGACATATCCACGCGGATCATCGCCTGTTCATTGCCGAAAACAGCCCCCGCCAGTGGCTTGGAAATCTCCGTTTTACCTACGCCTGTAGGTCCTAAGAACAGGAACGAACCGATTGGTCTTCTCGGATCTTTTAAACCGACACGTCCACGTCTCACCGCTTTTGCCACAGCCGTCCCAGCTTCTTCCTGACCAACGACACGTTTGTGCAGCGTTGCCTCTAATTTTTTCAGGCGGGCTGCCTCGCCTTCTGCCAGTTTCTTCACCGGAATTTTTGTCCAGCCGGAAACAACATCTGCCACATCATCCTCTGTGACAGACAGATTCTTTCTGCGGATCTCACGCTGCACTTTTTTTGTCTGCTTCTCAAGCTCTGCTTCCAATGCTTCTTTTTCTTCCTTGCACTGTTTTGCAAGCGCAATATCGGAATTGCTCAGAGCATCCTCTAACTGTAATTCTTTTTCTGTGATCTGATTTCTCAATTCCGCAAGTTTCTCTGTATGGTTAGACACGCCAAACCGCACTCTTGCTGCTGCTTCATCCATCAGATCAATTGCCTTATCCGGCAAAAAACGGTCATTGATATAGCGCGCTGACAGGCGGACTGCCGCCTCGACTGCCTCATCCGTGATCTTTACATGATGATGTGCTTCGTATTTACCGCGAAGCCCTTTCAAAATTGCAACTGTCTGTTCCTCGCCCGGTTCCTCCACCGTCACAGGCTGGAATCTTCGCTCTAGTGCAGCATCTTTTTCTACATATTTGCGGTATTCTGTGATTGTCGTTGCTCCCATGATCTGAATCTCACCACGGGCAAGTGCAGGTTTTAAAATATTAGAGGCATCGATCGCGCCCTCTGCGCCACCGGCACCGATGATTGTGTGAAGCTCATCGATAAACAGCAAAACATTTCCTGCTTTTGTCACTTCCTGAATCACTTTTTTGATACGCTCTTCAAATTCTCCACGGTATTTTGAACCAGCCACAATACCGGATAGGTCTAAAGATACCACTCTTTTTCCCTGAACAGAGTCCGGTACAAGGCCGGATACGATACGCTCTGCGATCCCTTCCACGATAGCCGTTTTACCAACTCCCGGTTCTCCGATCAGACATGGATTGTTCTTCGTTCTTCTGCTTAGAATCTGAATCACTCTCTGGATTTCTTCCTCACGTCCAACCACCGGATCCAGTGCTCCTTCCGTTGCAAGCTGTGTCAGATCTCTGGAATACTGATCCAGCGTCGGGGTTCCCTCATTATTTTTCTTTTTTCCCGGACGGCCATTCTGAAATTCTTCGCGGTAAAGATTTGCATCTTCCCCCATCGCAATGAGAGTGTCCACAAAGACTTTCTGCATATTGACGGACAGCGTTGTCAGTAATCTGGATGCAACACAGTCTGTCTCTTTGATCATGGCAATCAGAATATGTTCTGTTCCAATGGCATCTGCATGGAATCTGACTGCCTCCTTCTCTGCATTCTCAAGAACTTTTGCTGCTCTCGGTGAATAACCATCTGATTCTGCTACTGCTGTTCCCTCTGCCGGAGCGATCAATTCTTTGATCAGATCTACAATTTTATCTAACTCTACACCATTCTCATTCAGAATTTTTGCCGCTACTCCTGAATTTTCCTTCAATAGCCCAATCAGTAAGTGCTCGGTTCCGATATAATTATGATGTAATGATTTTGACATTTTGCCGGCGATATCAATCGCTTTTTTGGCTTTTACAGTGTATGGTAATTGCATGTTGTCTCCTCACATTATTTATTAGGTGATTGCAAACTCTCCTTAAGCTATTTCAAATTGTTCAAAATC